CCGGGTATAGAGTCAACCAATTTCATGACTGAAAGCATAGTACCTTTCATCGGAGAAAACTTCAGCGACGTCAGATAAAATGAGCCGGTCACGAAGCTCATCCATGTCGAATAGTCCAATGTCGTATTTGGCCATGACAACCTCAAGGAACTCGTCATCAGAAAGCACCAGGTTTTCGTCCAATATAGCATGAAACACGTCAGCAACGCTCCTCACGTGTTGCTTGGCGAACCAAGTCATATCATGCAGATTAACAGCATTGGGGTCGAAACCGGTGGAACGAGCGCGGGCAAGGAAGGCGTCACGCATGTAGCCAATGTGGCGGAACTCATAAGCATATGAAAGGGCCTTGCCGCAGATGTACTGGGCGTCACTCACATCTTGATTGCGGTTGGCCCGTGCATTGAACCTGCACAAAGCTTTACCGATGAGTGGCACCATGACATTATCCACACCCTTAGGGACGAAGAAACGTGAAAGGAACGTCAAATCACACCAATAACGGCGCTCGGTGGCCTTCAAGGTCATCCCAGCCGAATGGCAGTGTTCCTTACACTTGGAACAATCAATTCCTTCGGGCCCAGTCCCAGCCGCAATATCGTCACCAAGGATGGCTACACGAGTAGATTTCACGCGTGTTTTCCGCAAAAAAGAATACCAGAGACAAAAGTTCCAAACAGAGTTGCGGGCGGTTGTGTCAGTGCCACCGATGGCCAACTGGTTCTTGATCGTGGCAGACAAACCATAATCATAATTAACAACCCTGAATTCTCTGGAATTACAGATGTAAAATCTACGAAACCACAAAGGAGCACCCGAACACTTCAACCAGTGTGCAAAAATCTCATGAACGTCCGACAGTTGGCTCCTGTCATTTGCGGAAAAATCGCCCTCGAAGTAGCGGTCTTTGCCAGCCAGGTCGTTTGCGATCACGACATCTGACTTGGTGTAGGCGAAAATGACTTTTTCAACTCTGTCGTCTGAGAACTCGTCTAACGCGTAGCTGAGCCGCTTGTTGAACTCATCCATAAGCGGACCGGTAAGGACGTTGTATTCGTCCGAACCGACATAAATAATACGCGGAGCCCATGATGGATCATTCCGTTTAAGGAGCACTTCACCCTTTACCATAAGAG